AATCTCGCGCAGCCACCGCCACTGGCCGCCTGGCGTGATTTGTGTGATCAGCATGACCGGCGTCAGACCGTAGTCCTGGCCACAGATTAACGGCAGGTTCGGCAGCGGCTCCACGTGGTCGACCACATGCCAGCCGTCTCTGCATTCTGGAAATACCCGTTCGCCTTCGTATGTGGTGACGACTTCGCCGTTGATCATGCGTCGCGCCAGGTCAGGCGGCAGCGTCTCCTCTAGCAGCTCGTAGTAGCCTTGGGGCAGATTCTGTGCGTTCTCCCGCGGCGGCTGGCGGAAGAGCGCGTAGCTCTTGCGCTGCATATCCGCCGGGGTGGTCTGAAAGAACTCCTTATACGTCCAGTGACGCGGCGAGGGCGGGTTGAACGTCACCAGCAGGGTGAGCCGCTTAACCCCCTTCTGGCGCATTCGCATCTGCGCGACGTCAAAAACGCCTCTGGGCAAGCCCTGGCCCATCACGCCTCTTGCGGAGAAGGCAGGGACGACTTCTTCGAGCCAGACGAAGCCGAACTCCGTTGACAGCAGTTTAGATGCGTCGCGTTCGCGCCGGCAGGCGCGGAAAAACAGCTCGTGCGTGTACTGGACGCCATTCGGACCGGTGAGCGCGACCTGCGCCATCTCGTCCGACTCTTTGTAGTAGTAGCCTTCCAGATTCTCGAACCACTCTTCAAAGGTTTGCCGGGTGGAATCGTGCAGCTCGCGGTAGCTCTCACGTATGACGCAGCCGCGCAGCGCCACGGGCGCGTCGATGGCGCGCATGAGGAATTCCCAACACGCAACCGAGGTTTTGCCGGAGCCAACCGGGCCGCAGATGGCTTTTACGCGCGCCGTAGAGCGGTGCACGCGCACAGCGGAGGGGATCGGGTGGTACTGCAGCACCTCACTCATCGTTGCTGACCTCGATCGCGTGCACCGCGCTCGCCGCGCCGTTGCTGAGCGCCTCCTTCATTGCGCTCTGGAGCGGTCCGCCGATCATAATCTGCGTGATTTTGCGCGCGCCCAGGCCGGTGGGGACGGTGCGGAGGTCGGGCAACAGCTTATCCCACGCTTTGTTGACGATCAGGGCGCGTGCCTTTGCGGCGGCGGCCCAGGCCTGCACTTCGCTCGCGTCCAGGTTACCGGGTGGACCTTTGAGAATTTCCGTGGCCGTATCGAAGATATCGTCTACCATCTCCTCTAAGCGCTCAATCGCGCGCTCGCGCTGCGCCTGGCGTTCTTTTTTGCCAATTTTGCGCCCCAAAGAATCTACCCGTGCATCGACAGGCCACATGCCCGGCAGATCGTCTACGTCCTCGAAACGATGCCGCGCGCGTTTGCCCCTGACGTTCGCCAGGCGCGTCTCGATCGCCTTTTGTCGCACCGCCGGGTCATTGAAACTGAAGCTGGGGGTATTTTTTCTGCTCACTTGCTTGACTCTTGTGCTATAAAATAATACATGAAAGTTCAATTATGTGTTAAAATAACACAAGTCAAGGTGAAAAAATGGGCGAAGACGAAGCGAATAGCCAGGCATTTGAATCGTCTGCCACTGAGGTGAATGACACCCTTGAGGTGGCTGACGACGCTGGTGCGGAGAAGGCCGACGCACTCTCGGAGCCGTCCGCTGGCGCCGACACGGCGGACGACTCCACTACGGACCCATATCAGGAGCGCTTCAGCGCCTATGAGCGGCGCATTGCGCAGTTGGAACGCGCCTTACAGCAGCGTGTGCCCCAGCAGACGTACCCGCCGGCCTGGGCGGCCAAGCCCCAGGACCAGTGGACGCTGCAGGACTGGCAAGAGTACAACGCCTACGTGATTGACCAACGGCTGCAGCAGGTCACTGCCGAGCAGCGCTGGAGCGGCATCTTGAGCGAGCAGGCGATGGGCCGTGGGGCCGACTACCAGAGCGTGGTCGGGCGCTACATGGAGCACGTGGCGCAGAGCGACCCCGGGGGGCTGAGCTTTCTCTCCAATCTCGAGCCGCAAGCGCTCTATGCGCTCGCCACGGTGCATTGGGTGCTCCAGCACGCCGGCGGCAACTACGTCCAGGCGTTCAAAGCAATTCGGAATGCGATCGGCGCCCGCGTTGCTGGCGCGAACGATGTGCTGTCGAAGGTCAACAGCGGCGCGCGGCGCGCCGCGCTCGCCATGGTGAGAGGCGGCGCCCAGCGAAGACAACCGCTTACTGCTGACGATATCGCGAATATGTCAGACGAAGAATTTCGCGCCTTCGAGGCGCGCGTGACAGGGAGGTAAATACATGCCAACCGTTACCACTTCAACTGTGATCCCGCCCGCGGTACAGACGTATTTTGACCGCAAAACCCTCATGCGGGCAATTCCCTTTCTGGCGTTCAGCAAGGTCGCGCAGCGGCGCTCGCTGAAGAAGAGATCCGGCACTACCATCATTTTCCGCCGCTTTGAGGCCCTGGCATTGGCCCTGGCGCCCCTCACCGAAGGCGTCCCGCCCAGTGGGCGGCAGCTCTCCAAGACGGACCTCTCGGTGACGCTCCAGCAGTGGGGCGACTACGTCACCATCACCGACTTTGGCCGCGCCACCGTAGAAAACGACTTGCTCAACGAAGCCGCTGATGTGTTGGGGGAGCAATCAGGACAAACCATGGACGCTTTAGATCGTGATGTGGCCTCGGCGGGGACTACCGTGTTCTACGGTGGTGGGGTGAACGCGCGCTCCTCCCTCACGACCACCACGCATAAAGTCGATACCACGATTCTTGATCGCATCATCCGCTTCCTGTTGGGGCAGAACGCAAAACTCTTCACTGAGATGATCAGCGCCTCCACCAAGATCAGCACCTTCCCGATCAGACCCGCATTCTGGGGCATCACGCACCCTGACGTTATCTTCACGCTGCAGGAACTGCCGGGCTGGATCAGCGTCGAAGAGTACGCATCAGATGGGCAGGTCATGCCGGGCGAAGTCGGCTCGTACAAGAACATCCGCTTCATGATGAGCAGCCAGGCGAAGGTGCTTCCTGGCGCCGGCGGCGTGGCGGCGGGCGACGTGAAGGCGACGGGCGGCAACGCTGATGTCTACTTCATTCATGTCTTTGCAAAAGAGGCGTTCGCGGAAGTGCCGATGGAAGACATGTCGCTAGAAAATATCATCAAGCCGCTGGGCTCGGCGGGGGTGGCGGATCCACTCAACCAGTTAGCTACGTCGGGCTGGAAACATACCGGCGCGCGAAGAATCCTCAACGACAACTTCATGGCGCGCGCCGAAGTGACCGCCGGCAACAACAACCCGTAAGGTGTGCAGAAAGGAGTAGTGTATGGACGTAGCTATTGTTGAGTTCATCTCCGCCAGCTCCGCGGCGACAGTGTACGTAGAGCTCGGCTTCGTGCCCGACTTCGCTATTCTCATACAGAACCACGGCGGGACGAACCCCAACCTTCATTACTGGCTCAATAACGACAAATTCTCGGGCTGGGCCGCGGCGCTCTCGTTGCTGCACACCGGCGCCACGGGTGTGCTCACGCGCAACGCCACCGGCATCACCAAATACGCCGGCAATGAGACCATCGCCACGAATGAGACCGACAATACGAGCGGAAAGCACATCACGCGCACCGGCGCCGCCGGCGTGGCGGGGCATGTCACTGCGCCAGGCCTCACGCTGCCCGCGGGTGTGCAGACCAACTCGGGCCGCAACGTGCTGGTTGCGTTTAAGAACGACCTCTAATCGACAGGAGACGACGATGGCCAAGAAAACTGAAGCAGAACTGCTCCAGGAAGCCGACCGGCAGGCCCAGGATGCACTCACACAACTCGGCACGCCGGAGCAGACCTATGTCGGCGGCGCGCTGGAGTTCGAGCAGGAGCAAGACGAGGCCGAAGCGATCCAGCTCGAGCGCGCGCTGGATCGCGAAAGCGACGCGAGCGACCGGGCGCGGCTCCTCCGCTTAGAAGAGTGCATGGCCGACCAGGCAAAGCTGCTGATGGACCTCATGCAGGAGTTTCGCAGCTTGCGGATCCACACGACCGGGACCATCATTCCCGCGACGGAGGCCGACCTGCCCGTGCGCAGTCGCGCGCTGAGCGACGAGGAGCTGAATCAGCTGGTGACCATCACCATATTTGCTGACCCCGACCCCAAGCAGAATCGCCCTGTCGAAGTCACGGTGAATGGGCAAAAATGGCGGATCGAGCGCGGCGCGCCGGTCCGCGTGCCACGGTTCGTCGTGGAAGTGCTCGAGCACGCGACCATCGACACGTGGGAATATCCGGTCGAAGGCGGGCGCTACGTGGCGCAGAAGACGGACCTGACGCCGATGACCACCTCACCGCCTGTGCACCGCAAGTACCCGCGGTTTAATTTCGCCTACGCCTGATACGCCGAAGGAGCAAGTATGAAGGCATGTTTTTTCTTTAAGCTGCAGGGACTCCCCAAGTCGACCAAGAAGGAGTTCGTCGTACAACTCCAGGCGCTGGGGACCCTCGCGAACGAAGTGAAAGCGGATCATAACGCCACGCTGACGAAACTGGATGCGGATGCGGGCGTCGCGGATACGAACTTCGCCGCGCTCAATAGCGTGAGCGCGGCGGATATTTCGCTCACGTAGAGGTCGAGATGACTACCAAAGAACTGCAAACCGCCCATCAGCGCTTCATCGCCAGGCATAAGGCGTTGCGCACAGGGTATCACGGCGAGATCGTCTGCAACCCGCCGATGAAGACACATCCCAAGAGCGGGGGCAACTGGATTGCCAAAGCGACCAGGAACAAAGGCGGGCTGCATCGCTCGCTGGGCGTCCCCAAGGGGAAACCGATCCCGAAAGCCGCCCTCTCCGCCGCTGCGAAGAAAGGCGGGACCGTAGGCAAGCAGGCGCGCCTGGCGCAAACCTTAGCGAAGCTGCGAGGCTGATGAGATGAATACCGACATGCTCACGACGATCCTGGGCGCGCTGGCGGCGGTGGGGCAGATCGCCGCCACGCTCGCGCAGACGGTGGATGTCGCTGACGGGGATTTCTGGCTCGGTCTGGCCAAGGCCGCGCTCTACGGCGCGTTCGGCTATTTGACCAACAAGCGCTAACGCCCGAGGGGCGAATGACCAAGAGCGATATTCTCAGCGAATGCGCGCGCCGGATTGGCGACACGAACAGCTCTTTTATCACTTCTACCCTCTCGCCCGCCTTCGACTTTGTCCTCATCGAGCTCGCCGCAGAAGAGTGCGTCGGCCTTCTCCGCAAACTTTCTACGTTTGCGCTCAACGTCCCTGGCGTCAACACCTCAGACGGTCTGACGTCGATCACGCTCGCGCACAGCTCCGTCCTCAACCTGGCCGCTGGTCGTCTGCCGCAACGCATCAAACGCGTGACCGTTCCGTCGTGGGGATGGCCCTACGGCAGACTGAGAAAAGCGGACGACGAAGAATTCGAGCGGTACTGGTTGGCGCACGGCGCGAGTTACAGCGGCCAGCCGCGGCTCTGGCGGCAGTACCCCACACCAGCCACGCTGCAGCTCTGGCCCGCAGTGTCCAGCGACTGGAACACGGCAACGCTATTTCTGGAGTGGATCGCTGCGCCGACCACCCTCACCGACAATCAGGACATTACCGAGCTCATGTGGAGCGATCTACCGACGATCCTTGCGGGGCTCTACCGCGTCGGCGTGAAGTTTCAAGACGAAACGATCGCGGACAGCGGCGCGGCGGAGGCGCTCTGGCTCGCCGGCGTCGCCAAGATGAGAGCGCGTCACAACACGTTAGACACAAACGACCGCGACGTGCGGATAAAGTATCGGGAATAATGGACTTCACCAACTTCCTGAGCGGACTGTGGATTCCGCGGCGATTCGGAGGACCGATCCCCATGACCTCACTGCTCGAGGCGACTGACATCGTCTATCTGCCGAGCGGTGGGGTGCGCGGACGCGGCGGCAGGGTGAAGTACAACGCCGCGCCGCTCTCCGGCTCCGTGCTGGCGCTGTGGCGGCACTACCCGCGTGCGGGGGCGCCCGCGTTCCTCGCGGCGGAGGACACCGGCTCAACTGTAAACCTCAAGCACGACACCGCCAGCAATGGCACCTTCGCTGCGATCACGGGCGGCGGCGGCTTCGCTACAGGCAAGCGGTTCTATTTCACGAACTGGGCGAGCAAAAACAAGACGTTCTTCGCGAACGGCGATGGTCTGTGGTCGTACAACGGAGTGATTGCCGCAGTGACCCAAACTGGCGTGCAAATGACCGGACCCTATGTCACGGTGCACCAGGCGCGTCTCGTGAGCACACGGTCTGACGAGATCAACTATTCAGTCTACTTTAGTGACGTAGACGATGAGACGAAGGTCTCCGCCGGCAACCAGATTAACGTCAGTGACCCACAGGGTGGAAGCATCACAGCAATTATCAGTCTTGCAGGCGCGGCCAACGTGCTCGTGATTGGCAAGTCGACGAACCAGTGGGTGGTCACTGGCGACTTACAGTTTAACCCGATCAAAGCCCGCTACTCAGAAGTCGGCATTGTGGCGCCGGCGAGCGTGGCCGTGGTCAACGATGAGAAGGGGATGCCGGTCGGCTACTTCTTCGTAGGCCGCGGCGGCGTGTATTTCGCCGACGGTCAGGCGCCGCCCGTGAAGCTCTCTGAGCCGTTGGAGAGCCTGTTCGTGGCGCCGGATGGCGTCACGTTCACTACGTACCCCGCCGCCGTGGGCTATTACCATCCCCAGCTCGACGCGTATGAGGTAAAGCTGTCGCCTGCCGACGCGCACACGTATGTGGTGCAGCGGGTGCGCGCCGGCAAGAGCACTTATTGGCCGTGGTCGAAGATCACGAATCGCCCGCTCACCGCCGCGGCGACGTGGGACGCGGAGAGCGACGCCGGACAGGCGTACCTCGGACAAAGCAATGGATATGTCTGGCGTGTCAACTATGGCGCGCTCGACGACACTACCCCCTACACGCCGACAATCCAGCTGCCGTTCATGTTGATTGACGGTCGACATCGGGTGGGGCGGGTTGACCGTCTCTACGCAGACTATTTCGGGTCCAACGTGTGTACGGTGCGCGTCCGCTACGACAATACGGCGAGCGACGATCTTGTGCTCTCCGTGGGCTCGGCGCAAGCGATCGGCTTGCAACGCACGCGCGTCAAAACGCTCAACTACGACAAGTCGGGGCAATACGTGTCTACTGTGTGGTCTTTCCCCCAGGACGGACCCGCGTTTGAGCTGTATCGTATCGGCTACGACGTGCGCCTGCGGTCGAGAAGGGTGTGGCGCTAATGCCCAGAACGCTCACCACCCGTCAGTATTCGCTGACGAACCTGCAGGCGGTGGACCAGGTATTGCGCCAGGTGGCAATTGATATCACTGCGACGTCGCATGATCTCGATACGCTCTTTGCAGAATCCGGCGCCGACACGGCGACAGCAGCGCCGACGAATACGCCGACACCCACGGGGCTCACCGCCATCCTGGACGATGACGGCTCCATGCGGGTCACTTTGACGTGGGATTACTCGCAGGGGACGATCAAGGCAGATGTTTTTGCGATTTTTTGGAAAGAAGGCGCCGGGCCGCTGAGCGCGCCGACCACCCAAGATAAGGCGATTGGGGTGCTGGCTAGCGCACGCTCCTTTACCTTTCTGGGGCTCAACCCTGGCGTGAACTACCGCTTCGGCATCGCGGCGGCGCGGCGCGCATCGGCGACCAGCTCCACCGTGGCGGGGACTATTCAGTCCCCCACTGCGAGCCCGGACTGGTCTGACATCAATGGGACGGGGAACTACACCGGCTTGCTCGCCGGGGCGCCGGCGAACACGGTGGTCGCGAATGCGGCGGATGGGAAGACCGCGTTCAATGACACAGTGAACTACCGCTCCGCTGGCGCCCCGACCAACACCCCCACGCCGGCAGGATTGACATCGACGCTCATGACCGATGGGAGCGTTGATTACTCCATCTTCTGGAATTATACGCAGGGCGCCAAAAAAGCGGATGGGTTTTTCGCCTTCGTCAAAGACGGCGACGGCGCGCCTGTGCTCGCCGACCCGCATTTCCAACTTGGCGCGCAAACGAGCGGGACGTTTACCACCAAATTGACCCTGAAGGGCTATCCCAGCGATAAAACCATTAGCTTTGGCGTGGCGGCGTTCCGTCGCACCGACAATGCGATCGAGATGGGCGCGATACAATCGACCACCAGCAGCCCGGATTGGCAGGGCATTAATAGCGGGACTCCCAATTATCTCGGCATTATTGTGGGGATGAAGCAACACAACATCACCGCCATGGCGGAGGGGGCGAATGCCGGCAACAATGGCATGGCCAGCGTTGATGTCGATGGTGTTAATGTCTATTTTGCCACTGGCTTTCTATCGCGCTCCTGGCATCTGGTTGAGCTCAATCAGGACGGCCAGGTCGTCTTCAGCGATGTCTTTGACGTCTGGAAGCACAACGCGGAGGTCATCAATTTCCGCAACGCCTACTCCCAGCGCAGCGCGGCCAACGTCTTGCTGGCCATCGGGGCGTATGAGCCGCAAAATCGTCGCCTCAACCAAGAGACCTACGCGCGTCTGACTCGTGCCGGCGGCACGACCTATGGCTTTCAGCAGTTGATCAGCGGGCTGACGGGTGGAGCCACGTACACGCTCAGCGCCTGGATTTACGTCTTCTCATGGTCGGCAGGCACGCTGCACCTTGATGTGGCGGGGACGGGCATCGACACCAACGGTATACAGCTCACGGCGGCAAACAGCGAGTTTACGTTCTTCTCTGAGACGTTCGTGCTCCCTGGCGGCACGACGTCTGTGAACCTGCGGTTTTTCGGTGGTCAGAACGCCAATTTTGTTGCTTTTGTGACGGATGTCTATCTGGTCGCCGGCAGCACGGCGGAGAGCGGCGCTAACCTCGTCAGCAATTTTGATTTCCAGGATGGCATGACGGGGTGGGCTCCGCTCAACGCCCCCAATCCCGGCGACTCCTTCGCCGCGCTCGCTAATGATCCCGACACGGGCCTTTGGGGCGTATTAGGTTGCCTCAAGGACATGGGCGGCTCCGCCACGTTGCTCAAATCCGCTGCATTCAAAGTCGGCAGCGCCTACATCCTGGCTGGGAAGAAGGGGATTGGCGAAGGCAACGGCATAGAAGTGTACAAAGGCAAGACCAATAACGAGACGACGGCGGCGGCGGCATTGACAGTGCAAAGCCAATCCGGACGCCTCATTGCGCTGGGCGGCAAAGGCTGGACGCCGCATGTCATTCCCGGCGCGCCGACGAATACGCCGACACCCACGGGGCTCACCAACACCGCCACGGTGTCCGTGCGACTGCACAAGCTCACATGGAGTTACACCCAGGCCGAGATGGAGGGAGAAAACCGCCTGGCGGACGGCTTTGTCATTTTCTATCAGATCGGCGACACCAGTAACCCGACCGGACAGCAAGTGAAGGTGGATGTCGGGGCCGCCGACTACACGTTTACATGGAACCACATGCCAGGGACGGGCGTGAGCTACGCCATTGCTGCCTATCGAAAGACTAGCAGCGGCATTGAGGTCGGTCAAAAGAAATCCATCGCCGCCTGGCGTAATGTGAGCGCTGACTTGTACGTCCAGTCGCTGGAGCCAGGGCCGCCGACCAACACCCCCACGAGCCTCGCTTTGACTAATACGGCTGTGGCAACGGGAGAACGCACGCACAAGCTCACATGGAGTTACACCCAGGGTGCGCTGGCGGCGGACGGTTTTATTCTCTACTATCAGGCTGTGAACACCACCAATCCGGTGGAGCAACAGGTAGCGATTGGCAATGACGTGCGCGCCTATACGTTTCAGTGGTCACTCGCCGCTGGCGCGGTGGTGAGCTATGGCATCGCCGCGTACCGCCGCACCGTGAACGGCGTCGAAATCGGAACCAAGCAGACCGTGGCGTCCTGGCAGAACGTGGCGGCGGATAAGACGGTGGATACGAACGGCATGACGAACAATGCGGTCACGACGGCGAAGCGGCAGGACGTCTCCATGCAGTCTGCGCAATCGGGCACGATCCTCAAAAACAGCGGCTCCAATCCGGTCACCAACCGCTTCACGGTGGTGTCGTTTGCACATGGATTATCGAAGACGCCGACGGCGTTAGCACGCACAAACGGATCTGCGTTTCCAGCCACAGTGTCGCTGATCGACGCAACCAACATTAACGTGCAGTGTGTCAATCTCTACGTGAACGACCAGGACGCCACGGTCTCAGTGTATTACTGGTGAGGACACAACTGGTGAGGACACAATGGCGAAACTGCCACAGCAAGGCGTGTATGTGAATCCGGACGGAACGATCGCGTGGGTCTGGACGTTAGCCGAGCCACACCAAGAACTGGACTATTTGCCGCCGCGGCGCCGTATCGAGGATGGCTCGTTTGTGTACGACGCCGACCCGGCGGGGTACATTCTTGACCTCACTACGCTTGTCGCACCCGAAGACATGCCGATGGTGCACGAAGATTTGCCCAATGTGCGGGTGCGCACCGACGCCCAAGGAAAACCGCAGCTCAAAAAAGTACTACGGGACAAGCAGGGAAACGCTGTGACGGAAATCGACCACCCGGCGGTGATACAGACAGCGGCGCGGAAGGCCGCAACGAAAGGAGGAAAGGCGTGATTACTGCGTTGATTCGTAACGGCGCTCAGTATGAGCTGAAACGATATCCAGGACCCGTGCGCATCAAGACACCCGCGCAGTGTCTGTGCGAGTGCTGCGATATTGACTGCGCCTCGTGCACGGCCAGCGCGCCGTGTCTGCATCATGCGGAAGGGGAAGGCGGCATGTGTATCTCCCGCCAGGTGGCAGAGACCGCGGATGGTCTGGGACGCTGGGAGCGGGTCGCCTGGCATCAGCACGTGCTCGCATACACCGATTGCTGCTGTGACGATGACGAGGAGTGTGAGCACGCTGCAGAGATTCGCGAATTCTATCAGCAACTGACCGACCCCCGGCCCCGGCGTGCAGGATCGCAGCGGTCGCGGGTGGCCTCACCACCAACCACAGGGGATCGCCAATGAGCCTCGACGAGGTGAGTTTACTGCTGGGCGGCATCAAAGCCGATGTCAAAGAAATCAAAGAGCGGATTGCGCGGCTCGAGGCGCAGCAGGCCGCGCGCGCGGGCGAAATAGAGCAGCGCGTACGCGTTTTAGAAAAAGCGCTCATCGGCCTCTCCGCCATCGGCGGCTTTCTCGTTCTGTTCTGGCACTTTGTGTTGGGCTTATGGAAGTAACCGCTCGAAAGGAGATCGTATGGCGGGAAGGTTCGGATTTGGCGAGAACGAAAGCCAAGGGACGCAACGCTCGGGGACGAAAGTCGAGTTTCCCAAGCAGTTTTTGCTCGACTATCACAACCTGCTCGGCGGACCCTTTACGACGGGTGATCTGTTTCGCTTAGCGCCACGTCAGACGAGCTTGTTTGGCGGTGAGCCAGAAGGACCGTTCCGCCAAGGCGGCGGTTTCAATTTAGGTTTCGGTCTCCCGCCCGCCGGCGCGGGGGTCGGGCTCGGCGGCGGGACCGAGCCGCCGCCTGGCGCGCCACAACAGAAAAAATCGCAAATCTACGGCATCAACGACATTCTGCCCGCGTGGGACAACGATCCGGAGAAAGTGATGGATTTGAATCGCTTCTTCCGACAGTCAGGGCTTAACCCAGATGGATTTACGCGTGAAGAATTCGCGGGCGCACTGCCGAACCTCAAGAAATGGGGCTTTTCGGGTCGCTCGCGCGGCAATTTTGATAAAGCGCTGGCGTTGCTCCGGTCAGATGACCAATTGGGCGACGCGTTTGGCGGCCCAGGCGGACGCGGATCAGGTATTTTCTAGGATAGGATGAGGTCATATGGCATACGAACTTGGATTTCCAGATTATCAACGCCGGACGCGCACAGCGCCCGGCGGCTACACCAATTGGATCCAGCCCGGTGGCAGAACGCCGGCGGCGGGCGGGGTCTCAGAATACGTCCCAGGCTCCTCTATGCCGGGCTACGCGCCGGCGGCGGGCGGGACGGGCGGCTACACCAATTGGATCCAGCCCGGTGGCAGAACGCCGGCGGCGGGCGGGGTCTCAGAATACGTCCCAGGCTCCTCT